GTGGAATCACGTCCTAAAAAACCGGAAGCCTTTGCGCGTTGACTCAGAATAAATTCGTCCGGCATTTTATCTTGACGGCTAAAGTTGCATCGCTTACACGCAGCCACGAGATTATCCGGCTCATCTGTGCCACCTCTGGCCACCGGTATGACGTGATCGCACGTTGTAGCTTCTGCTCCGCACCAATAGCACTCATATCCATCACGCTGCAAGATCCTTAGTCGTATCTTCTTCCAGTGTGTTGAGTTGGACTTGCGCTGGCTGTGCATTGTCATGGCTTAATGGTAGCCATTCGCTTTGAAGAATTCCCAAGCTTTACACGGCGTGGAATATCGTCCAGAGATATAGCGAAGCGTCCAGTCAATTTGACGGTATCCATCTAGCTCTCTGTATTTTGTATTACGCATCTGGCCAATTCCGTAATGAGATCCATTCTTGGCCTTTGGATTCCAGTGTCGATTCTCTCTATCGATAAGAGCTATGAAGCATCGAGTCTCTGTCCAGTTGATGATCCTTGAATGTGCATACATCTTGTAATGATCTGCATCGCTTTGAGTGCCTACAGCTTGCGCAGTTGGTATTGTCGTTTGTAATGCAAGGCCTATGAATAGGCATAGGAGTGGCCTTAGCTGCATTCGCGCTTGCGAGCTATCCGCCTCAGCGGCTCGCTTTACGCGATGACAGCGTACTGCCTTCGTCAAGTTACTGACGAGTATGTGGATAACTCCAACGGGATTTCGGCGTGTCGTCCATAGGTTATCCACAGGCTGTGAATATCTTTTCATTTAGATCCGCCCCATCCTTTACCTTTGAAGATTGCTGGAGTTGCCGAGTAGACGCGCTTCATTGGGATCATGCAGCTCTCGCAATACGGGTCGCGACTGAGTTGATCTGTGATTGGCCTAGATATTGTGATGGCCTTTTCACACATTCCACAGCTGTATTCATAGTCAGCCATTGATGGCATCCGATCGATCCATCACGCCAATCACGCCACAGCCTAAGCATTGGACGCAGACATGAGAATCGCCGAGATTGAATTCAGCGATGATCGCGTGTTTCTGAACTTTCTTTTCTATCCGGCATTCATATCGCAGTTGCTCCATGTGAGCTCCTTATCAGATTTTCCATCGGTTGCAGATCGCGCATATTGATCCACCATGAATCCTGTGTGGCTTTCTTAAAACGTGGTCGCTTGGCCATCGCTACCGGTATCCAGCCGACAATATGAAATTCCGGAGACTTGCCAGTGACTAGCACTGCGACATCTGTGATCCGGTCATTGGGATAGATAATAAGATGAAATCCGGTTTCTGTGTGTTTGACTTCGAACTTGTCGCCCACGTCAGCTTCAGTTTTCATCGTGTCTCTGAATGGATTGAACTCATATCCTAGGAATTTAGCGACAAGCCATTCGGCTTCTGTAGCTTGTGCAAGCTCTGTAACTCTTTCGTGAAAGCTGAGTCCGCGATTGTAACGCGGCTCTGATCCCATGATCTGATCCGGTGTTGCACATAATCGCTTCAATGCTGCGACGTGGCAGAGCTGTTGCATCTCTAGCGTCGATTTATATTTCATCGTTGCACTCCGCACTTGACGCATTCGCGCCATTGTCGATCTGTCTTGTCCGTGCAGAAGATCCAGACGTGCCAGCACAGCCGTCTCATTTTGCACACTGATAGCAGAAGAAGAGAATGCTCTGGCCGTCGATTCGCTCCATGACGCCTTCGCTTTTAGGTATGGCTTTCGTGCACTTGTCACAGTAATCCCATGCACCGGCTTTGAATACTTCAATCGCGCCCATGCTAGATCTGTGGTTTCCATGTGCCGCCGCTTGTCATGACGTACCAGAGTGGATCACATTGAGAAGCTTTTGACTTCTCTGTGCAGCTGAAATTCGCCCACGCTTTCCCAGTCTTCTGGCTCGTTCCTTCGCGCCATATTCGAGATCCGTGGACACATCGCGGAGCTTCTGCCAAGACTTCAGCTCCGATTTTGTCTGTGATTGCTTCAATGGCTGATCCGATGTTCGGCATTCCTACATCGAGCGAAATTGCCCATGGATCTTCGTTGGCTGCTTTTGCCAGAGCTGCATCGCTATGCTCGACCTGCTCCATATTCTGACGAGTCGGACGAGTATTGCTTACGCCTTCCGGCAGATTGAGAGCACCTAGCACGAGATTTAAGCACCTACCGATTGCAGAGCTGACCGTGTCTTCGACGTACCATTTTTTCATCTGGACGTTATATGTTGAGACGTGTCCGAATGCGTAATCGATACCGGCTGGCAGTGTGTCATCGCTTTGACGATAGACCCTAGCTTCGACAAGTATGTATCCATCTTTTGCATTGAAGTCGATGATCGATGTTTCTATGCGGCCGGTGGCGAATGTCTTTTGGAATCGCGCTATCCGAGCGGCGATGTCTTCGTATCCATCCAAGAAGCTCATCGTGAAATCTCCTTGCTTACCATGTGGCGTGATACTGCGCGGCCGCGTAGATAGCCTTCACGCTGTCCATCTTTGAGTCCAATTGAATAACCAATCATAAGCATTAAGCCCATGAGCAGAATGATGCAGATCCACATCTGCACGAATTCGAACGTCGTCATGTTATTGCTCCCGAATCTGAGAGCTGCGCTTCAGCTCCCTGCCAGAAGAGTGACGGATACATCCGACATCGTCAAGAATCGCGCTCGGTTTTCGGCGTGTCTTCCACCGATTTCGACTTGTCTTTAAGTCCATTTGAAGCCAAGACTGATCCCAGAGCCCCAGTCAAGAAGATGGTCAGTGTTGAAAGAAGCTCGATGAAAGCTCTGTCATTAGGAGCTTGATCGCCAAGCGGCTGAGTTACGAAGATGAGCGCATATAGCATTCCGAAGACTGAAAAGCAGAATGTCGCAGCTAGCACGACTCCGATGAATACGATGAGTCGAGCTTTTAATTGCTCATTTGTGTAGCGGCGAGATGTCTTCACGCGGATCGAATCCAAAGATGTCTTCTGTGCAGACGCCTGTCGCCTTGCACTCTGGCGGATTGCATTCTGGAGCATCCCAGTTTTCAAAGAGTTGGCATTCATATCTCGTCCATCCTTGGTAAGCGCACGACGACAGCGACAGGACTAGCCCCATTCCAATCGCTGCCGTCAATGCTTTCGAAATCACTTTCCCTTTGTGATCCCGAATGCTGCGTCTGACTTGTTTAAGAAACGGAGTACGACGGGCAAGACGGCCGCAAGACCGGCCATGCCAATAGCCTTCGGATCTGTAACGCCAGCCATGTAGACGGCTAGTGATGCGGCTAAGAATGAACGAAGCCACGATGCTGCGATGGATTGGATCTGTTTCATTTCTTTTTGTTACCTTTCTTGGGAGCTTCATCTGGAATCTCCACAGCTGGATATTCTCCCGAATAGGCGACAAGCTTAGGCCGACCAAAGCCGACAATTTCTTTTCCGATGTTGCGACGTTTGATCATGACCATTCCGCCATTCCGCTGATCGCCGCTGCCGGATGTGTTGCCTTCGATACAGATCACAGAAGTCGTTCCAGCTTTGACGACGATGCCGATGTGTGAAATTCGGTCAATGCCGTCATGTGGAAAATCCATGAAGCATAAGTCTCCGACCTGTGGCTTTGTGTCAATCCAGCGGCCAAGATCCTTCATCTTATTAGCTCCGGCAGCTGTTGAGACCATCGTCGGAATCTTGACGTCAGCTTGATCAGCGCACCAATTGACGAATGATCCGCACCATGGCAAGCCATCGGCCTTCATGAATTTTCCGTACTTCGTCAGATTGTCGCCTTCTTCAATCGTGCCGACTTCTGCCAACGCTACTTCGACGAGTCGAGCAGCTGTGCCAGTTGGATACGTCATCAGAGTAAAAGCTTTGCTTGCTCTTCGGTGATGCCTAGTTGTGCGAGAAGTGCAGCGCGTTGAGCTTTGCGTCCAGCATTTTCATCCACTGCAACGTGTGCCGCAATTGCCGCTTCTAATTCTTCCTCTGTTAAATCTGAATTTTCAGATGGCAAAATTAGTTTTTTCTTTGGGTCATTAAAATCAGCAATTAAACCTTTGCCACCAAGTTCTTTATCGAGTTGCGCAAGGTTAATTTCTTTTGATGTGATTGCCATGATTAAGACCCCAAGTCTATAACAATAAGTTGACGGTATCTGAAAGAAGCGTTAGAACCGCCAGTGCTTTTAAATTGTGCGGTAAATGTGTTACTTCCTGCGGTTACTGTTTGGAAAGAAGCATAAGACGCTTGTACAGTTGCACCTGAAGCCCCACTACTAAAACCAGCATTTTGGATAATTGCCCAAGTATCAGAAGCCGCGCGAGTAGTTGCACCACTTATTGCAAAACTTGCATAAGTAAGAAAATTTTCTGATTCATTTGTAATAGAAGAACTTACAATAACTAAAACTTTTGTTCCCGTTGTAACTGTGACCGCTTGCGCAGTAGTCAACCCAACATAACTTGTTGAAGTTGTTGATTGTAAAGTATCCACTCTGACTTGTCCTGAAGTTAAAGCAGGACTTGCTGGAGTAGACCACGACGGCACACCCCCGGCGACTGTTAAGACTTGTCCAGTTGATCCAATTCCCAGACGCGCTTTTGCTGTGCTGGATGTGTAGTAATCGACGTCACCGGCTGTCGTTCCCGGAGACAGTGACTTCAATGAAGTGTCCACCGATGATCCGAGTGTGCGAATCGCGGACGCGCCATCTTTGACGAGAGCTGTGTTGTCCGGCGTCGTCCATCCGTAATTTGTAGTCGTTGCCATTTATCTTCCTTTCTAGAAGACTATTGTCGCATTATCCCAGTCTAAAGTCGCTGATATTGTGTTCCATGTCTCTGTCACCGGCACGTCGCTCCATTTCATCGCTTGCAAGCTGTAAGCCACCGGAGACAGATTGACGGTCAGAGCTAGTCGATTATATGAAGACGAGAATGTCCAGCCTTCGACGAATCCTTGGAATGATCCGCCAATCATGTTCGCCGGTAGATCCACGATATTGACCGGTAATCCCATGAAGATTCCCAGAAGATCATCACGATCGATGTCTGTCAGCTCTGAATTAGTTAGCTCATAATTAAGAGTCCGAAATATGTCGGATGGATAGGCTCGGAGTCCGAGATAGAAATTGGCTTGCGTAGTGGCATCGGCTGAATTGTGAAGAGTCGTCGTAACGATATAACCCTGTTGGCCATACGTCGCAATCGATGTCGCGTCGCTAGCTGAAACTTCAGATGAAGATGTGGCGTCATATTTAATCGTCACGGAATTACGAAGATCACCGGTACGTCTTGCGACTGAGATTCCATTGGCAAGCGCGTCATTAGCTGAGAGATCGCTGTATCCATTAGCTGCAAGATATTGGCTTCGATGTGTGCTGTCTGCGTAGCAAATTCGACCTTGGCCATCTTCATACATATAACCGAGTCCAGATGTCGCTAGAGCTGAGACGATATTGAGAGCTGTATTTCGTGATGATGCCCGAAGTGCGAGCTCATAGTCTCCGGGTCGATCTATCTCACCGAGTCCAGTATTTTCAGCGTCCGCCCATGTAATTGTCGGATCATAAGTCGCCCACGTCAGAGCTGGCGGCACTTCATCCCATGACCCGAAAAGAAGCGGCTCTAAAATTGTGTAGATTTGATTTCCATCGAAATCCTTAGATAAGACTCCATCAGTCAGAATTTTCGCAAGCTTGGCCAGACCGCCCATGGAGATAATCTTGAATGATTGCGTGATCATGACTGATCCTGCGCTTTTGACCGTCTGAGATAAGTCTGTGACATAACCGCCGAAGATTGGCACAAATGTGCCGGTTGAATCTTTGACTTGAATTGTTATCTGATCATTAAGATCGGCCGTAATAGTCACATTCTCGTCAAGATTGATAATCTCGACAGAGCAATATCCCGAAGCTGGCTGGACGTAGAAGTCAGTACGGCCGGACGTGATTGAAAGATTTGAAAGTGTTATGTCTGTGTAATCGACGTCACCGATTGTTACCGACCAGACCGGAGACCACTGTGTCATCGGTCGTAAGCTCCCACTGTGGAGCTGATACCGCCACGAGCGAGCGAGTCTTGGAATATCTGCTCGACTGCGCGAGCTGCGCCTTCTGGATCGCCCACGACGCCCATATTGACAGTAATCATCGTCGCAGCTTCTCCAGCGCGGAATGAGCCGAGATTGAATGATCCTGTGGATGGAGTAGCTCCAAGAGCTTCAGCTTGACTCTGTAACACGTTGAATTCTTTTGTGAGAGCGTTGAGCTGCGCTGTACCTGCGCTCTTACTGATACCGCCAGTATTGACCAAGAATGTCAGCTCCGTAAATTTATCTTGGATACTTGTCAAGCGAGTGACAAGATTTTGCAAGCTTGTCGCGCCTGTTGGAGTCATGATGCCAGATCCTGTGCCTGTTCCTGTTCCTGTTCCTGTGCCTGTTCCTGTGCCTTTCCCACCGGATCCCAGAATTGTGCCAGTGCTCATCTGGAAATTACCGAGTGAGCCAGTCGCAGTAGATCCACCGCCACCGCCACCGCCACCGCCGGCGTTACTTAGAAAAATACCGGCCGCAGCAAATAGACCTATCGCGCCAGCAATACCGGCCGCCGCCGCTCCTAGTGAGATTCCGCCTGTCGCGCCGGCTGTTGCCACAGCTGCGCCGGCTGCCGCTGTTCGCCAAGTGATGAACGCGGCGACCAATCCTTCGATGACTGTGATGAATCCTGCAATTTTGGCAGCTACAAATATGCCTGAAATTACTGTGCCAATGACAAGTAATTCTTCTTTGAGATCGTAGACGGTTTTAATTATGTCTCTAACTTTTTCGCCCCATACGAATATCTGTTTCTGTGAATCCGTCAGACTAGCTTTAAGACCATTGTTACCGGTCAAGCCAGCAATGAATCCATCCACTGCCGGAATAAGAGTTTTCAATACGAAAGTGGCAAGCTTCTCGGCGACCGGTAGAAGTGCCGCTCCGATAGCTTCTTTCGATTCATTGATTGCAATAGACATCGACTTGAATCGAGCTTCAGCTGTCTTGGCTTGATTTTCTGAAAAGTTTCCATAAGTAGCTGTGAGATCTTTGACAATCTGGTCATTCGACGCAGTCTTCAAATAGTTTTCATCGAGACCGAGACCAAGCTTCTTCAGAGCTGTGTTTGATCCCTCATGACTTTTGGCAAGTGCATTTGTGACGGTTTCCAGCGATTTTCCGCTTGCGCTACTAAGATCCAATGCGAGTGCGAGAAGATCCTGAGCTTCTTGAACGTCTCCGGTACTTCTGGCCAATCGAGCCAGAGCCGGACGAATCTCGTCGTCTGTTTTAGCCGAAGCGATTGAAATCTTTGTGACATATTGATCGATGCCGGCTATCTGTTGAGCTGTTGCATCGGTTGTCGCTTTAATTGTCTCGGCGAGCTTTTGCTGCGCAGCTTGATCCTGTGCGGCAGCTTTAACGGCTGAGACGGCGAAAGCTGTAACAGCTGCTCCGGCCACTGCGAATGCGAGAGCTGCTTTCTTTCCGAAATCTGATACACGATCGCCGAAGCTGCTAACTTCACCGGTCGCGTTTTTGACTCCCTTTTTTAATTCATCGAGATCCGCATCGAACGTGATTTTTACTTTTGGAATTCCGGCCATTAGTTAAGACCCACTCTCTTCACGACATCTTGAATGAGCTGGATGTATTCTTTCGCGACTATTGGCGTGTAGTAATCGACGGCTGGATTGATCCAGTAGCCGCCTTTCTTCGGAGCAGCGTTGAATCGGTTAGTGTATTTACGACCAATGGCATCGACGCCAGCATGGCCGCCGAATTCTGTGCCCCATAGAAGAACTCCGGCTGGAGCTTGATTCTGACGGACTTTACTCTTTCCATTCTTTGAAGTTTCGCCGCCCCATTTACGACCAACCTTCTTTGATCCGCCGACATCGACGCGAATAAGTCGATCGCGTGGCGTTGAGATTGTCTGTGCGACGAGACGAGTCTGTGGAGCTGGAGCACCGTGCGAATACATAAGAAGCTGACCAGCCAGACGCTTTGACATCATCTGCGCTTGATTGCGAATCTCATCCTGAGAATCTTTTGGTAAAGCTGCGAGAAGCTGGAAGAGCTGTTTCAGCTGGTACGGCTCGACTTCGATCGTCACACGACCTTGTCCGCTAGCTGCCATTTCTCTTCTCCAGAATCTCGATTGCCGTGTGTACGTCTTCAGCTGTTTCGAATTCGCTCCGAGACTGACCTGTCGCGATGGCCAGTTCCCAGAGCAATCGATTTAGACTTCCGACGCTGTAGCTTTTGGGCTGGATTCACCGACTTGAATGTCTGAGACGCCTTCTGCCCATGCTTCGAATGGCTTAACCGGCTTGCCAGCTGCTTCGCGCTTCATAGCGTGATATGCCAGAAAGAGAAGATCCGCGACTCCGATCTTGTCTTGCGCTTGGCTAATGGTGTTGCCAGTCTTCTGCTCCCACTTCATCCACTCCGGCGGAGCGGCTGTGAAAGTAGATTCCTCGCCATTTTGATATTGAATTGTTATTGGTAGTTTCATTTTGTGCTCCCGATTCCTTATCTCTTAGCTGAATGTTTCTGTTGGTGTTGTTAATACTGTGAATGATAGCGAGACAGTCTGTGCGCTTGGTGCTGCACCGCCGGCGGATGGATATACCGGCAAGACGTTGAATGCAAAGACCGCTCCTGTTACAGCTGTAAGCGATACCGCTAGAGCTGTGTTCGGTGCGGATTCAGTAGCTGTCCAGAGAGCTTCGCAGAGTGATGCAGCTGCGCCCCAGTCGCTTAGCATCTCGACGTCGAATGTCCATGTGTCATCGATGTGACGATAGACCTTTCCATCGAGTGTCTGATATGCGTCAATGGTTGGAGAGTTAGACAGAATTGCGGATGTTGCTTGTGCGTCGTAATTTACAGTCGCGATCGTCAAAGTCAGATCGCGTCCGGTGATGACGGTCGTGGCCATAGTTGGTGCTCCTTAGTTCGTTTGAGTGTATCGAGTGGTAACTTCGATTTCGGCTGCCAAGATTTCAGATCCCGAAGCTAAAAGCTGCGGAGTCGGATTCGAGATTGCGCCGATTTCGTATCCAGCCGGCAGAGCGGCCAGAATGCTAATGATGAGCTGCTCGATGTTGTCGAGTGAAGCTGCGTTGGAGTAAGAAGCGACGCCGACGACAATCATGAGATTGACCTTTGTTCGGACGGTGTTCTTTGTGAAGACTTCAATCTCCAGATATGGATTCGATGGGAGCACCGCTGCGAATGGCACGATGGGAGCTTCCGGTACGGTGTCGTAGACGTTGGCTGTGATGGCCGAGATCTGTGTCTTTAATAAGCCGCGGACATCGACGGCGATGGATGACGCTGGCACTATTGCACGATGGTTTCGACATCGATGTACGGCTGAAGTAATGAAGAGACCCTATTCAATAAACTCCGGCCCATGCGATACGGCGTACCAGTAAAATCTACGCCTTCAATCTGGCCGCCGGCAGCTGTGCGGCTCTGAAAAATTTCAATAGATACAGCATACATCGCGCTTTCGATTGCTGGTGTCGCTGCATAAAGTTGAGCAGCGGAGTAGCCGGAAAGAGTAGCTGTGCCGGATGGAATGATTGGACGTCGAGTGACATCTGCATTTGTCAAAGCAGCTGTGAAATGAAAATCACTTACCGAAACGACGGTGAACGTCGCCGAGAATGGTGCTGGCAATCCTGCGACGACAACCGATTGACCAGCGACGAAATTGTGTGCGCGTGATGTGTAAAAGTAAGCAACATTTGCGTCGAGTTTATATTCATCGACCGCGACTTGATTTTGAGTCAGAAGCGGCAGAATGACATTCTCTCCCGAATCGATTATCTGTTCAAGATAAGCATCACTGTAGAGAGAAGAGCTCACGCCTAGGACGGATCGCAGCTGTGTGGCTGTGATTATTGATGGCATGAGCTCTTCCCTTTCTACTGCTCGACCGCCTTCGGGAGCGACGACGGTCGATGATTAGTGTGTGCGATTACGCTTTATTATTCTTGAACGCTCCGGCTGCCACCTTTGTAGCAATTGCTCCGAATGAATAAACGCCCACGGTAATGGATCCGTCAGCTGTTGATTCCGCGCGAAGTTGATACGATGTTGATTCGTACCATGTGTAAGCATCTGGATTGACGACAAGAATTGTTCCATCGCCATCTCCGCCATTTGTAGGATCGACGTAAAGATTCAACCCTGCAACGTTGCCTAGAAGTGATGTTGGTGTCACTGCTCCGCCGGCATTCATTGGATTTGTGGCTGTGTAAATTGGACGACCAGCATCATTCAAGCCCATGATGTTTGACCATTGACCAGTCGATACGATCATGTTGCGAGCGAATGGATTTGGGAGACCAGCTGTTGAGCCATATACAGAAGCAGATCCACGAGCGACAATTCCAAGCAATTCCGATGCTGTTGGATATGTGACTGTTGTAGTTGCATCCGCTGTTGCGCCGGTAATTAAAGCTGCATTGACCGCTGCATTTTGAGCTTTGGCCATTGCTGCAACCATATTTCTGAGAAGCTCGTCATAAAATTGCGGACTAGTCCTAGTGAGAAGCTCGACAGAAAATTTCTGCTGGCCACTGTACTTCTTGACATCCACGCTCAGAAATTGGCTGTTTTGATCTGTATCAGAAAATGCAGCACCTTCGGCTGTGATTGCCACTGTTGGCATCTGTGTAATCTTTGGAATCTCGAAAGTCATACCGGCATCTGGAAGAGTACCGCGTGAGATTGCATCGATTGATGGACGGATTGTTGTACCGAGTGCGTTGATTACTTCTGAAAGCTGGCGAGTAGGTACCAGACCGGCGTTATCTGTTGTATCTGCCGCAGCTAATACATATTGACGAGCATCTTCGTCTCCCATTGATGCTTTGATTTTGTTTTCAAGATAGCGTGATGCGCTAAATTCAAGACGTGGCTTGGTGTATGCGCTTGGCTTTGAGTTGGCTGTAACTGACTGAGCGGCTTCTACCGTCTCCACGGCTGAAGCGTCTGTGACGGTGTTTTCCACTTCGTCTCCTTCTGTTGGTATTACATCCGGCTCCACGGTGGAGTCAGAATTTTCGCTGGCGACTTCTTCGCCTTCTGTAGCTGCGACGTCAGAGACGCGAGCTGATCGGACGGCCGGATCAGTGACCAAAGCCACGCCAGTGAGCTCGCCCATGAGTACGCGCATCGTGCCGTCTTTTTCCATGACGTATTCGTCTACAGCTAGTTCAATGGAAAAGCCGTCGCGTAATCCATCCATGGCCTCGGCGATGGCATCGGATCCGGCTGTCGTGTTTGAAATTTTGAAGCTTGCATCGATTGAATTCTCATTGAGAGTCATGTCTAAAGTCTTGCCAATTGGACGAGTGCGATCGTGTTCGAGATTGAGTTTGACCGGTGATGGCTTAATCGATCCGCGAGCGAATACGACTTTACCAGTTGAAGCATTGGCCGGTTCTTCGAATGCAACGATGCGGCCGCTGATAATTCGCGTCTCCGAATTCGCTGCCGTGATTGTCATTGGTGTAGTTAGTTTCATAGCAGCATATCCTCTTCTTCTCTTATTTCATCGACACTCATCGCGCCAATTCTGTTGAGTATTTCGTACACTTGCGCGCGCTCGTAAGGATTGCCACGCAAGAAGTCGTCTAAGTCGAATTTTACTTCGTTGCCTAAGCTTGTAAAATCTTGGAAAGATAAACGTTGCTCGATTATGCTCATGTAATTTCTAAAAGCGAAATCGACGAGATCGCGCCTTTTGTCTAAGGCGTTGGAGTATGTGAAGCTCGATTGTTGTGAGTCTGTGAAATATGCCGGAATGCCGCAAGCGCGTGAGAGCTCTAAGCTGACATAGTTGCGACCTTCATTGAGCTGGATAGATTTAGGATCGAAGCCCATTGTTTCCATTGATACATCTGCATTGAGATACACGACTGACTTCTTGCGACGTGCGCCGAATGCTGAAAGTAATTTTGCAACGCGATCAGCTGGCAGCGATGTGCCATTTGATTTGAGAATCATTTGTGGAATTGGATCTACAGCGAAATCCATCGCAGCTCTTTCGAGCGCGGCAGCTGCGCGAATTGTACGACCGGCGCGTGAGAGTAATCCTTCATCGTTTCCGGCGAATACGACAAGATCATTCGGATCGATATATGCACCATCGACAGAATAGAAACTGACTTCGAATCCCATTCCGCTAGTTGTAATTGTTACGCGCTCCGGTGCAATTCTTTCCATCGCCCGAATTTTTCCTGTGTCTGCATATCTTTCCATAACGCGCGCGAACGCATACGGATGAAAAAAGAGATCTGAAATCATCCAGCTCCAGAATACGGATCCAGGAATTCGTGGATCCGGTTGATTGATGACGCGCGGTTGCGCAACTTTTTCGCCGGTTGCGACGTTGCGTGTTTGCATTGGTAGCGAAGCAATCGTCTGCATTACTGAAAGAGCGCGCGCAATTGTTGGCACACTCATAGCTTCTGCGCGAGTGGCTTGTGTAAGTCCAGAGAAGAAGATTGATGATGTCTCTGAGTAATATGGCGCGATGCTCGCAGCTTCAACGTCGCTGGAGCTTTGTGGCGCGGTTGTTTTAACCGGTGCGAATCTGTCGAATAATCCCATGTGCAGATTCTAGATCAGCGCATACATCTAGCCGACCATGATGTCAAGATCCGACTCCGGCCGTGTCGCGAAATGCGTGACCAGAGCTGCTCCGACAGCTGCGCAGACTGTAGCTTGTGAAGCTCTGCGACCGATGACCCATCCGCCGTCTCCGTAATTTAATCTTGTCGCTGATAGAATCTGCTTGGATAATTCTGCCTGATTTCGGTGCACGAATCTTTTTGACGTCACACTGCCGAGAAGCTCGTCGCAGCTCTGTGAATACTCACTCCCATCGATGGCGACAATTCGGATTCCGGCTGGCTGTAATCTTGCGGCCACAGCTGACGAAGTTCTCTTTGAATAAGCCACGCATTCCGTCGGATACATTCGAGTGTATGGAGCGATGTCATTAGCCACAGCTAGATCGTCGAGATTGATTGGATTTTGCCATGTGTGCAGAAGCTTGACGAAGAATTTGTCGTCGCCAATCTTTTGAGCCGCCACGAGAGCAGCTGCGCGTCTATCCGGTGCGCAGTCGATGGCCATCCATGTCTGCTTCTCCGGATCGAGATCGATTGTCTCATCCGAGCATTCATTCCATTCTTGCGATGGGATAGCACTTGAAATTGTGGCGACCCATCGACAGAGCACTTCTGTGCGCACGACGTCCGGTGGATCATTCATCACAGCTTTAAGATTGTCGATGTGGATTGTGTGGCCGAGTGCTGGATTGGCTTGTCGCCATCCTTCGACGTTAGAGATGTCGTCTGTGTGAGAAGACCATTCCGCGTAAAGAATGTCATCTGCTCCGCCGGCAGCTGCAACCATGCCGCGCTCGCGTAGGGAATTCAGCACTAAACTATGTTGGTCTCCGGCATTTGAATACGTCCATAATTGTGGATCATCCGCGGCCATCATGGTGTATCGAAGCGATGCCCATGTGGATTCGTCTTTGAGTTCACGAGTCTCATCGATGTGCACGAGCTCCGGCTTTGAAATACCGCGCGCCGCCGATGCTCCAGCTTTGACCATGTACCGGCCGCCGCCATGTTCAGCCAGAAGTTCAATCTCTTCCGATCCATGTGCCCATCGAATGCGCTTTACTTTTTTCGCAAGCTGGTCATTCTCTTCGATGATATTGACAAGATCGCGGAATGTTTCCAGAGAAGTCGTGAGCCGGTGAGCCGTGCCGATCTGTAGCTTCTTTTGATACAGAAAAAGATTCGCCAAGATCTGCGTCTTCATAAGTGTCGTCTTTCCGCACTGTCTGGCTACAACGACGCAGACCAGTGGATGAGCTAGGCGACCGTCGGTCTTATATTTTCCGGCTTCGATTGTGACCCACTTCTGCCAGTCGAGCATCTTGATCCCGATGGAATCTGCGAAATCGATGACCTCTTGACCGCGAGTTGGTAAATCGAGCAGCTTTGAGTGGATTCTAGGCGTCGGAATGCCATAAAGCGTCTCTGTAGTTCCCTCTTCAACCTGTTGCAGCCGATTTGAGCCTACTACGACCAGCGGCGGTCGTTTCGAGTCGTCTGGAGTCCTAGTCATGGCTTTTCGAGTCGTTTGGTGGTGAAAGAAGACCGC